TCATTCCGATTCCTCCCTGCGGCGCCGCAGCCAGGCGCGGGCAATGTCGGGCAGCTCGGCGACGACGGCGATCGCGCGCTCGCGGAAGCGGGGGAGGGCGTCGTAGGCGATCAGGCCGGCGGTGAAACCGATCGCCTGCCCCATGAAGTCGCCGACATCGAAGATCGCTTCGAAGGCGAGGCGGACGTACCAGGAGACGCAGATCCCGATGGCAATCTGAATCAGCCGTTGCGTCCAGCTCAGCCCCCCCTTCAGCGCGACGGCCACCGTCGCGCCGATCGCCGAAGGCGCCAGCGCGGCCGCGAGGTTCTTGATCGCGGCGAGGATCTCGGCGGGGATAGTCGGGTGGTCCATTTTCAGTCCCAAAGTTGAATCAGGGGTTGATCGGCCGCCGGCGCGGCCGCGATCGCGGGCAGGAAGACGGACGTCCCTTCGGGTAGGAATGCGCCGAGCTCGGCGAGGCCTCGGTTAGCGGCGAGCACGGGCTCGATGGCGACGGTGCCGATCGAGCGCCAAAGGAGCGCGTCGAGCGGCTCGCCGGCGTGGGCGGCCACGGTGAGGCCGGCGGCCACTAGATCAGCTCCACGCTGGTCCTGGGGACGCCCAGGATGTCGCGGATCGCATGAATGCCGTTGCGGCGGTGTTCGTCGGCCGAGAGACTTCGCTCGTCGTTCCGTTTCTCGCCGTCCTTCGTCGCGCTGATATCGCTATGCGTCTCTGCCAGATCGGCGGCGGCATGGGCGAAGACCGCGCGGCGGTAGAGGATCACGAGCTCGGGCTCGAAATCGACCTCGTCGCACGCGACGCCGTCGAGCGCGGGGAATCCTGCCGCTATCTTCTCGATCGCCCAAGCCCTCAGTTCACGCCTGACAGTGAGGATGCCACCGCGCAGAGCGTCTCGGGCGCGCGGATCGGTGACGATCGCGCCGAGCCGCATCGAATCGCGGAAGCCGGACAGGCTGACAGGCGGGAAGAATCCCCCGCCGTCGACCATGTCCGCATCCTGCTCGGGAGGGCCTTCATCTTCGGACGCAACGAAACCGGACACAGGCGACGACTTCCCTTCGAAATTTACGGGGGGTGGGGGAGCCGATCAGAGGCGTAGGCAAAGGGAAAACCCCGCCTCGATCTTCTCCCGCCCCCCGAGCGCCGCGGGGCGAGCTATGGTGCCGGGTGTCCCCCACCGGCGGAATTCGTCGGCGGTTAGGCGCCGCCCTCGTCGCCGGCGGCGAGCTTGATCCGCTCGCGCTCGAGGCGCTCGACCTGTTTCTTGACGCCGGCCTTCGGATCGAGCTCGAGCGCCCGCCGTAGGCGGCTAATCGCGCCTTCGGTCGCGGCCCGCTTCGCGCCGGCGGGTCCATCGGCGCCGGCCTCGATCGCATCGGCCGCGCGCGCGAGCTCAAGACCGATCGCCTTCGCCAGCTTCGCGCGGACCTGGTCCGGCATATCCTCGCCGGCGGTGAGATCGTCGGCCTCGAGGAGCACGGCGAGATCGAAGGCATCGCCGGCCCCGAGCGTCTTCAGCGCGTTCTCGGCGATTTGCTCGGCGACGACGCAGCCCGCCGTCCGCTCGAAACGGGACGGCAGTTCCACTTTCCACCGCAGCACATAGGCGGCCAGATCGAGGGCGAGGCGGTAATCCTCGACGTCGATCGCCCAAATCATGATCTGGGCCACAACGTCATCCTGGGCGCCGGTGGCGCCCTCGGCCGCGACCGCGTCGAGCACGCCGGCGCACCACGCGTAATAGTTGGGGATGAGATCGCACTTCAGCCCGATCTTCCCTTCCGTGGACTGGATCTCGCGCAGCTTCGCGAGATCCTGCCCCAACTGGGCGCGCATGAGCTCATAAGCCGTTGCTTCGGGGCCTTCGGGCCCGCGCTGCTCCGGCGCCAGCGCGGCGGCGGCCGCGCTGGCGGTGGCGAGGCAGCGATCGCGGTGGCGACGTGCAAGGCTCATCTTTCTCATCCCTCTCGGTTCCTATCGCTCAGGGCTTACGGGGCGACCGCGCGGGCGGGGGCCGGGCCCATGACGATATTCTCGACGAGGGCGGAGCGGCCGTAATCCTCGACGACATAGGCCTCGTTCACGCTCTGATAGTCCTCGATCTGATCCAGCGCCGGCTCGTCCTTGATCTGGCGCCGGCGGGTGCCTTCCTGAGCGTAGATCGAGAGGTTATCGAGGCTGGTGATCAGGAGCGCGTTGGCCGGGAAGAACGGCACGGCGACAGCCTTCTTGCCGCCGATCTTCTTGGCCGATTCGAGGATGCGATCGCGCGCCTCGATCTCGGTCGCGGTGTTGGCCGCCGAGTTGATGATCGGGAAATATTTGTCCTCCTGGAGGTCGCGGCCCAGGATCACGACGAGATCGGTGTCGTCACGATGCCACTCGTCGAGCAGCTCGGTCGCGTCCTTCACCAGCGCGTCGAGATTGACGTAATCGGCCTCGGCCGTGGTGGCGTTGGTGCCGTCGTAGAGCTCTCCGACGTCGGCGACGTAGATCGCCTTCAGCGCGGCGCGATTGGTGCCGTTGGAATAGACGGTGAGATCGCCGTCGTTGAGGACGCGCGCCGGCGCGAAGGCGCGGATCTTGAACAGCCAGCCCTTGTTGACGTCCTGCAGAAGCGGATAGGCGACGCGATCGGTCTGCACGGCGACGTCGACACCGTTCCATCCGATCATGATCCGGTCGCGGCCCTGCTGCTTGAGGATCACCGTCGTCAGGAGATTCTGGAATTCGGGCTTATGGCGCCAGGCGTCGAGCTTCGAATATTTGATCGCCGTGTCGAAGTCGGTCTTCTCGCAGCGGTAGCGGCCCTCGTCCGACGTGTCGGTGGGATCGGTGGGAGTGCGGCGGTTGCCGGCGGCGGTGTTGGTGCGGCCCGCGATCGTACGGGTGACGTTCACGCCGACCTTGTCGCCTTCCTGCTGCACGACGAGCTCGAAATTGATCCTCGACAGGAAGTCGCTCTCGACCTGCAGCTTCTCCTCGAGCGTCTGCTCGACGGCGGGCGCGATCGTGAACTTGGTCGCCGTGACGTCGGTGTCGGAGACCTCGTTGATCTCGGCGATGCGCTCGACATAGTTGTTGAAGAGCAGGCGGGTTGCTTTGAGCATCTTAGTCTGTGTCCTTGCGGCCTAGCGGGAAGAAAAAGCGGGTTGGTCCCCTGAAGATCAGCAGTCGGTGAGTGCGAAGTTCTTTCCGCCCGTGGCCGGCGGCCGACGACTGGTGCCGCCGTCCGTCGTCTCGACCGTCGTGGCGAGCGCGTCGTGATCGGAGCGGAGCTTGGTCAAAGACGCCTTCAGCTCCGCGTGTCCGGCGCCCATCGCGGCATTGAGCTTTTCGAAGCCCTGGCCGATCGATGCCTGCAGCGCCGCGAAGTCGCCGGTCTCGCCCCCGGGTGCGACAACCGGCGGGGTCGCCGGCGCCGGCGCGGCGGGCTTGAACTGGCTGAAGAACTCCGTCGCTGCCGCCACCGCGGCCGCGAAGCCGGTCTTCTCCTCGGCTGATGCCTCCTCGAAACCGAAGTCGATCGCCTCGTCGACCGCGCTGAAGAAGTTGCCCTTATCGATCTTGCGCGACGCGAACGGGTTCTTTTCGCCCTGGGCCGCCGCGAAGGTGAGGATCTCGGTGCCGAGCGAAGCCGGGCTGTCGGTGACGGCGAGGCCCTGCAGATAGGCCTTGCCGCTGTCAGCGAAGCTGGGGTTGATCTCGATCGAGGGAAAGAGCTTCTGGCCCTTGGCGTTGGTGGAGACGAGGTTGTCGAGCGCGTCGACCTGGCCGTAGAGCGCCAGGCGCTTTTCCGTCTTGCCGGCGATGTTGAGGTTGATCTCGCGCGCCTCGACGGCGACGACGTCGCCCTGGGCGTTGAAGGGCGGTTCGGGCGAGATCCCGCGCAAATGCTCGATATTGACGCGGGCCTGATAGGTGGCCGGATCATAGGTCTCGGCCATTTCCTGGATCAGCTTGCGATCGATCGTGCGCCCGTCACAGGTCGCGCCTTCGACGGCGAGGCGGAAGAACTTCGATCGTTTTGCCATTTGGGCTGAGCTCCGGTCCAAAAAATCTCGGTGGCGACGCGCCGGGACAGGGGAAAACCCGACGCGCCGCCGAAGCCCGGAATGGAAGGAAAGAACGGCCTCGGCTCAAGCCGGGCCTGTTGTAACCGGCGCCTATACAACAGCGGGCGAGCGCCCGCCGGCGGCCGACGCGGTTAGCGTTCGGTCCCATGCTCCTAGCCCCGATCGAGAGGCCTGAATTCGCAGATGTGCGCCGCGAGGCGCGCAGCCTCTATTGGCGCGGGTGGGGCGTGACGCAGATCGTCGACGAGCTCAACCGCATCGGCGAGACGATCGAGGGGTGGAAGGCCCTGAAGCGGTCGACCGTCGAAAGCTGGAAGCAGCGCGAGAAGTGGGAAGAGGCGCCTTCGATCCGGCGAGCAGAGGAATCGGTGATCGCCCGATTCCAGCAGCTCGTCGCCAAGGATCAAAAGACCGGCGGCGACTTCAAGGAGATCGACCTACTCGGCCGACAGATCGAGCGTCTCGAGCGATGCCGCCGTTACCGCGACTCAGGTAACGAGGCCGATCTCAACCCCAACGTCGCCAATCGAAATTCCGGCCCGAAAAAGAAGCCCCGACCCAACCAGCTCCTGCCGGAGCACGTCGAGCAGCTGCGCGAGGCCTTCGAAGAAGAGTGTTTCGAATATCAACTGACGTGGTGGCGCGCCCGCAACCAGCGGACGCGATTCATCCTCAAGAGCCGCCAGATCGGCGCGACCTGGTACTTCGCGCGCGAGGCGCTGATCGACGCGCTCGAAACCGGCCGAAACCAGATATTCCTTTCCGCCTCGAGGCGACAGGCCGAGATCTTCCGCCGCTACATCATCGAGTTCGTCTTCCGCGTGACGGGCGTACAGCTCAAGGGCGAGCACCTGATGATCGACCGCGGCGACGACGAGGAATCAGGCCAGCCGCTTGAGCGGCCGACGATCTTCTTCCTCGGCGCCAACTATCGCACCGCCCAGGGCGAGCACGGGAATTTCTACTACGACGAGTGCTTCTGGGCCCAAGACTTCGACACGACTGACGACGTTGCGAGCGGCATGGCTTCACAGAAGCGGTATCGGGAAACCTACTTCTCGACGCCGTCGACGGTCGCGCATCAGGCCTACAAGAAATGGTCCGGCGAGAAATTCAACGAGGGCCGGCCGAAGAAGGATTGGACGAAGATCGATACCTACGCGCCGGAGCTGCAGGCCGGCGCGGTAGGCGAAGACGCAATCTGGCGCCATGTGGTGACGATCGAGGACGCGGCCGCGGGCGGCTGCGATCTGTTCGATATCGACGAGCTCCGCCGGCGCAAGGCCCCGGACGTCTTCGACAACCTCTATATGTGTCGCTTCGTCGACGACAGCCAATCGGCCTTCCCCTTGGCAATGATGTCGCCGTGCAGGGTCGACAGCTACGACAAATGGCGCGACTTCGACGGGCTGCAGCTCCGGCCGTACGGGCGAGGCGACGTGGCGATCGGCTACGATCCTCAGGAATCGGCCGACGGTGACGACGCCGCTTTGGCGGTGATCGCGCTGCCGACGAAGAAGGGCGGCAAATTCCGCGTTCTCGAGAAATTCCGGCTCAAGGGCGACTTCGAAGCCCAGGCCGGTGCGATCTTCCGGCAAATGGGGCGCTACAGCGTCGTCGACATCGCGATCGACAAGACCGGCGTGGGCGCCGCCGTTTACCAGCTAGTCGTCAAGCGATTCCCCGCCGCGCGCGGGATCGACTATTCGGCGCCGCTCAAGGCGATGATGGTCTATAAGGCGCGCAGCGTCATCCAGGCGGGCCGCCTCGAGTATGACGCCGGCGACAAGGATATCACCGCCAGCTTCATGTCGATCCGGCCCGAGCTTACCAAGGCCGGCCGATCGATCACCTACGTCGCGAGCCGCGCCGGCGACACGGGCCACGCCGACGTCGCCTGGGCGATCATGCACGTCCTCTATAACGAGCCGCTCGACGGCGAGCTCAGCCATTCCTCGAGCACAGTGGAGATATTCTAGATGACCGACCAGACCAGCAACGCCGGCGCGCGCAGCGCCCGCGTCGAGGCCTTCACCTTTGGAGATCCGGAGCCGGTGCTCGATCGCCGCGATTTGCTAGGCTGCGTCGAGACCAGGCACAATAATCGGTGGTACGAGCCTCCGGTCTCGATGAACACGCTGGTCCGCGCCTTCGATATCCCGGGCCCGCACTCGAGCTGTATCCGGCTCAAGGTCAATCTGCTCGTCGCGCATTTCGAGGCATCGCGCTGGCTCGGCCTGGCCGACTTCAGGAAATGGGCGCTCGACTTCCTCGCCACCGGCAACGGCTATCTCGAGCAGCGCAACAATCTCGCCAGCCGGCCGCTGCGCCTCGCCCATAGCCTGTCGCGGTACACTCGACGCGGCCTGATCGAGGGTCGCTACTTCTTCACGCCGGGGTGGCGCCAAGAATACGAATTCGAGCCCGATCGGATATTCCACCTGATCCAGGAACACCCGACGCAGGAGCTCTACGGCGTTCCCGAATTCCTGGGCGCCCTGCAGGCGGGGTTGCTCGGCGAGGCAGCGACCCTCTTTCGTCGCCGCTACTATCTCAACGGCAGCCATGCCGGCTTCGTCTTTTACATGTCGGAAGAGAGCGTCACCAACGAGGACGTCGATTCGATCCGAAAGGCGCTGAAGGAAGCGAAGGGCCCGGGCAACTTCCGCAACCTCTTCCTTCACGCGCCCAAGGGCAAGAAGGACGGAGTACAGATCATCCCGATCAGCGAGGTCGCGGCCAAGGACGAGTTCCTGAATATCAAGATCGTGTCGCGCGACGAGATGTTGGCGGCCCATCGGGTGCCGCCCCAACTGCTCGGGGTGGTGCCGGCCAACGCCGGCGGCTTCGGCGACGTCGCGAAGGCGGCCGACGTCTTTCTTCGCCTCGAGATCGTGCCGCTCGCTATCCGATTCCTCGAGCTCAACGATTGGCTGGGCTTGCCGGCCGTGCGCTTCCCCTACCTCGAGCAGCTCGCCAAGTCGCCGGCCCTGCTCGAGGCCGCGGCCTAGTCAGCGCCGGTCGCGCTCCTCGGCAACAGGTGCCAGCTCGGCCAGGCACCGCCATTTTCCTAGCAGCGCGAGGATCTCGCGCGCCGTTTCCCGGGCCCGGCGCCGGCGAGCGCGGGCTTCCGATGTGGCCTTCGCGCCCGAATAGAAGGCAGCATAGTCGACGACCGTGGCGATAGGATCGACCAATCCGGCGAGCTCGACCGGCGCGGCCGCGGCCCGGTCGTCGGCCCGAATCGCCGCGACCTGAAGCATGAGGCGCTGCAGTTCGTCCTGCAGAGTGTGAACGTAGGCGCGCACTGGCGGCGGCAGCGCGGCGATCGACTTCTCGTCGGCTCGCCAGCCGGCCACGCCGCCGTACCCCCTGAGTAGCTCGAACACGCGGCCGACGTCGGCCGCGCGCACCGTCATATACCCATTGTCAGTGGTGCGACGCATTGCCTCGCCCGCCTCCCGCTCGAGGCGGGCGACGAAGTCCTTCAGCGACTCGACAGGGGCGGCCATCGCCGCACATGGAACGAATGTAGAACGGAGCGCAAGGCGCCGGAGCTCGACCCCGAGCGCCGCGCTTGCCCCCGCGCCTCGCCTGCTCGCTTTTGGGGTCGCTATTGATGCAAATTGCCGCTTCCGCCCGCCTGGGGGCGGCGCCAGGCGGCAAGGCGATCGCCGGCCGAGCCCTAGGACCTCAGCGTCGCCGGCGCGCTTCTGGGGCGTTTACGGCGCCGATTCCGCGTGACGCGGATTGATGCACCTACGCGGCGATTCTCGACGGCTCCGTTGGCGGGGGATCGTCGTCGGCCGAAGGTTCCAGATCCAGCGGCGTGACGCCCTCGATCTGCAGGGGATTCATGCTGCAATTTACTAGCGTCATGATTGGATCGCACATCGATCGCGCGGCGACGAAGTAGGCGGTGCCTCGGCATTTCGAGATCTTGCACTGGCTGGTCCGGTCGATCAGGGAAAAGTCGCCACCCCGAACTCGTGCCGTCGCCGGCAAATCGACGTCGAAAAACGTCCTGCATTTGACGCAGCCGGCGCGGACGACTGCGCTCTGCGCAATCATCTTCTCTACTGTTCTGGCCCAGTGGGGCCATATCCTCTTTCTCCACGGCATGAGCGGAACGTAAGTCATGAAAGATGAATAGGAAATAGCCCTGTAGTCGTCTTCGTCTCGGTCGGCGGCGTTCGGTGTCACTGAGCTCGGCTTTTTCGTGCAGCCGGAAATCGCTGGCGCCCATTGGGAGCCCCCCGTCGGCGCAAGCCGGCGGGTTCGGCGGTCGCGTTCGATCCGCCGTTGGATGCCTGGTCGGCCTTGGGGGAAGTCGCCACCCGATCAAGCAACGCCGCGCGTAGCGCGTCCGCTTATATTTAGATCCTGAGGTGGGGACACTGGCTGTATTGAACACTCGCGCTCAGCCACCTTGTCGCCGAGGCGGGCCAAGGCCTCGGCCAGCTCGCCGCTGGGCGAGGATTGTCGACGTTCTCTCTGGGGCACCGCCGGGGCAGAGTTCGCCCGTCGTCGGCGCCGACGTTCGCATAGGTCGCGGAATCGCTGCAGGACGCGCCTGGTGAGCTTGGTGACGTCGAAGAAATAGGCGTTGGTGTCCTGCTCGCGCTGAGGGCCGGCGTTCCCAATGCGGTCTGTTGCGCGCGTCCGCCTGACCCAATCGAGGAAGCCATGCCGCCGCAGCCTTGCGAGCGCCTCGACGACGGTCTTCCGGGCAAAGCCCGTCACCTTCTCGATCCACGCGATTGGCGGATCGAGGCGCCCTGTCTTGAAGTCGAGCTTGTTGCCGAAGCATAGAGCCTCGAGCACGAGAACGCCGTAGGGCGTTATGGGCCCCCGGCTTCCGTCTCGGCGACCCCATGCATCGAATTCCTTGGCGCATTTGACCAGGTCCTCGAGCCACCCCAGCGCGACATTGGTCGAGCCGCCGGCGATCGGCCGAAACACCTTCGCCCTGGGATCGTCGACGTCGTAGCTGTTGCGTCTGACGCCTCGATCGGGGCCGCGCGTCTTCCCGGCCAGACCAAAGGCGGTGCGTTGAGTGATCGCGCGGATCTCGCGCTTGCTGGGCGCCGTCATGGCCGGCGCTCCTGATAATCGGATTGGCGAACGGGGCAGCTAGCGCGCCCGCGCGCAGAGAAGGCGAACGATTTCATTTCGGCCTCCGGTGCGGAAGTCGATGGATGCACGAAACCGCCGGCTGAAGACGGGTCCTCAGCCGCGCGGCTCGCAAGCGAACCTGCGCTGATGCGCAGGGGAAAAGGGGAGTGAGCTCGCCCCGCTAATCTGGATTAGGTTGGCCCACGCCCTGGGCGTGTTCCCCGCGCGGGGGGCCACGAGGCCCGAGGGCCTTCGTCCCGCGCGGGTGCCTCAAACCTTGATAGAGCGCCTCTGGCGATTACGTAGGTAGCAGTCCTCCGCTACCATCCCGTTCCTGAAGCGTTCAGAACGAACACGGCAAAGGGCCAACGCATGATCGCGACGACCGGATATCTGATCGCCTCCGCGCTCGCCTCGGCCGCGCCGGCGCAGCCGGCCGCGCCGGGCTTTTCGGGGCTGTGGACTCGCTGGTCCGGGGTCAACGCCGAATCCCTTCAGGCCGAGACGACCCGCGCCGCCCCGGCTCAGGCCGAGGGCGTCTATCGCGCCGGAAGTCCGGAGCTGGGCGCCCGCGTCGGCGAGGAAGTGCGCGGCGGAAATTGCGCGGAAGGCGAGCGGCTCGCCCGCGCCGCCGGCGATTTTCCGCTGCTCGAAGCGGTGCGGACCCATTGCCGCGCAGGTGCGGTCCAGGCCGTTTCGCGCCGGTAG